AACGCTCAATATAACGGCGGCTATTTGCTACGCACCTTATGCTGTAACAATTCCTGATACATTTGCGGCGTTACCCCCATCTACAATGAGCGCAGATGTAACCGCCAGAAGAATTAATTTGACTGTTCAAACAAATCTTGCAATAGCTGGAGCGACAGCGGATGGAGCAACCCCAAACTATGTAAAAGTTAAATATGCAGAAACAAATGGCAATACCAGAACACGAGCTAAAAAAGTAGGTTCTTATGCTTATGAATTAGTCCCATCTTTTACAATTACAGTAGATTCAACCGCACCTACTGCTTATGAGGTTTGTCTTGGAACATTTCTTTTAACTGGAGGGGGTGCTTTTACATTCAGTACGGTTTTAAGAGATTTTACTCTAGGAAAAGTATTAAATCAAAATGTTTTAACTATCAATCAGGCTAATTACACTTTACAAGATAATGACGGGTATTCCACAGTTTTAATTACAACCGGAGCGTCAGATAGAACAATAACTTTGCCGCTTTTAGCAAATAATATTTCAAGAAAAATAAAATTTGTAAAAGTGGATTCCGGGGCAGGCAAAGTAATTATTGATGGAAATGGGAGCGAAACAATAAACGAGGCACTGACAAAAGAATTATTTTATCAATATCAACAAACAGAAATTGAAGATATGTCTACATTTTGGGGTATTAATTCTCAAAATTTTAAAAATATTTTAATTGTAAATGATACAAAAAATCAAAATACAGCGGGAGGAACTTGGACAGCAGGTTCTTGGCAGATACACACGTTAAGTACTATAGAATATAATACTATAACAGGTTCTGCATTAGCATCTAATAAAATAACATTACCGGCAGGAAGATATATTATAAGGGCAAAAACTTACGGATCACAGATTGCTTTTGGACAAATCAAATTATATAATACAACCGATGCCGCAGATGTGGTCGATGTATTTGGTGCTAAAATATTAGGAGAACAGCAACTTTTAAACACTACAATTACCAACACCGGACCGATAATGATAGAATCAGAATTTAACCTAACAGGATCAAAAGATTTAGAAATTGATTGTTTTTGTACCAGTACCTTTTCAACTAATGGGTTTGGTTATGCCGCTGATATATCTGGATATACCGAAAGATACGCAAAAGTGTTTATAGAAAAAATTAATTGAGGTAATTTATGACATCAGAAGATCGTACTGAATTTCAAAACTTAATACTGGATTTTGTATTAACTCCATTGCGTGACGATGCTAAAAATAATTATGAAGAACTTAAACAATTAATATGTAAAAAAGTAGATAAAGAAATATTTGATAAGCACGAAAATAGCGAACATCCTCACGAAAAAGCAGAATCGGCTCAAAAAAGCAATAAATATTCAATTTTAAGCCTTGGAATAGGTGTCGGCGGGATATTCAGCGGCATATTAATAGCCGGGTTTCAATGGTGGCAAAGTATGGGCCATAAAACACCGTAAAGAGGTTAAAATGAATAAACTGATAAAATTAGCAGAAACAATCAAGGATATAGCCGGTAAAATTAAAGACATTGCTGCTGGGATAAATAAAGCGATTCTATATGGTATTATCCTAGTATCGGTCGCCATAAATTTAGTCAACCTGTTTTTACATACAAAAGAACATATCGTTGTAAAAACTGTGACTCAAAATGTGTTAAAGACTATCACTATAACTAACACGCCGCCGATACAGTACATAAACGGAAAAGTAGTAACCAATACCCGATACATAACTATTGAGCAAGCGCAAGACGAAGTTAATCAGTGGCATACCAATTTATTCACGAATGACTGGAAAGAACCCTATTTGACAGTTACCCTTCCAAACTCATACGGCGACCGCTGGGAGAAAGTCAAAATAGATGCCTATGATAATTACCGATTCGCATACTCACTTGATTATATCGCACTGCCTTGTTTTGGAATAAACGCTTCAGTCGGTTATCGCTTTATATCAACCATTCCGCTATTCGTAGGGATTACCGCCGGGTACGATGCAAGCGAAAAAAACTTTAAGGTAGGATTATCGGCAACATTTCTGACAAAATAAAAAGGATTATTTGTTTTGGAAAAGCTTCCAGAAAGTAATGAAAGTTACCCGAAACCTAACTAAAAAGTGTTTTGAAAATAAATATTAAAAAAGACTTGAATTAATTCCAAAATAATGTATAATATTTCAAAGACTATTATTAAGCGCAAATAATAATGGTCAATCAGGTTCTGAAATCTCATTGTTTGCGCCCGGAAGCAATTCCGGCGGCGATAAGCCGGATGGGATTTCAGAACCTTTTTTTATGGAGTTTATTTTATGTCACAGCGTCGTATGTTTTCAAAGAGAATAACAAATAGTGGTAAATTTCTTAAAATGCCACAATCATCACAGTCATTATATTTTCATCTGGGAATGGAAGCTGATGACGACGGAGTAGTAGAAGCATATCACGTAATGAAATTAACAAATGCAAATGAAGATGATCTGAGGGTATTGGTAGCAAAAGAATTTATTAAAATACTCAATGATGATATGGTATCTTTTATTATGGATTGGAATGAGCATAATTTAATAAGACCTGATAGAAAAATAAATTCTATTTATAAAGATTTGCTTTTACAGGTCTATCCAGAAGCTGATATTATTAATCCCAAACCAAGAGCTGATACAGGTTTATTAACTCAATCTCAAAAAAGATCGTCAACAGAATATTTGCCATCTAATTTTAGGGCAAAATTATTGCCATTATTTGATGGAAAACCATGTCCGGTATGTAATCAGCTAATGTATTTCAATGGGGACAAAGATCAAACATCTATCCAACACAATAAGGCCATTTCAAGAGGTGGACAGCATAGAATTGAAAACATATCTGTTATTTGTTTTTCGTGTAATATGAAATTGAAAAGCAAAGACACTGATAGTTTAAATAATGATGAAGTTGTTTCCTTATGGTTAAAGCTGAATGGACGGCAAATGGACGACAAATGGACCGCACAGGATAGGTTAGGTAAGGTTAGTATAGATAAGGTTAAGATAGATGAGAGTATTGTGGATGTTTCCCTTGTTACCGTAAAAGAAACAAAGACTATATACGGAGAATATAAACACGTTAAGCTAACAGATAAAGAGAAGGAACGTCTTATTATAGAGTTTGGCGAAAATTTCTTCCGGGCGTGCGTGCGAAAGCTCGATGAGTATATTCAGGAAACCGGGAAAAAGTACAAAGATCATAATTTGACTATTCGGCGCTGGGTTATTTCCGCAGTCAAAAAAGATGGGATTAAACCAATATTCATAAATCACGAAATAAAACAATCCGACACCTTTGATGAATGGGTTGAAAACACGCCAGAACAAAAAGCTGAAATTAGCAGAAATCTACAAAAGGCCATTGATCGTACTCGAAAGGCAATACTTGAGGAGCAACTTGAATATGAAACATTATGATATAGAGACTGAAAAAAGAATAATATCAATGATGGCTTATGATAATGACTGTCTTAATTATGGTTTAATCTATTTAACCCCGGAAATGTTTTTTGACGAAGATTATAAAATATATTTTGAAGCTATTCAGAAGGAAAGCGCATTAAACTCAAACGTGTCGGCAGTATCTATTTATGACAGGGCAAAATTAATAAAACCAGATATTTATTCATCAAAATTAGGCAGTGATGATTTGCCTAGTTTACGAGAATTAAAAGGACTTATACCTAAATTAATAAATATTTACTATCTCAGAGAATTAAGAAAATTATCTTTATATGTTCAAGATTTAACAGAAGTAGAAGGGAGATTAAGTTCAGATGAAATGCTAAAAGACATCGAATTAGCTTTTATTAAAGTTTTGTCTAAAAAAACAAATATTGAATCTATTTCACTTAAAGATTCAAACATGAAGGCTTTGAAACATATTTCAGATATGGCAAATGGAAAACTGAATTATTTAAAAACAGGATATGAAAAATTAGATAAATTAATAGTTGGATTACAACCAGGGACATTAACAACTCTGGCCGCCAGGCCTTCAATCGGAAAATCTGCTTTTTCTATGTCTTTGGCTTTAAAGATAGCAGATAAAAACCCCGTTGATTTTTTTAGTTTTGAAATGTCTTGCCGCCAATTATCTTTTAGAAGTTTTGCGGAAAGTTCGGGTGTAAATTTTTTTGGAATACAAAGCGGAAATGTTAAACCAGAAGAAAGTGAATTAATCAATGATGCTGCAATTAAACTTGATGCTAAAAAATTATATATTAACGATACCGGCGGTATGGGAATAGATGCTTTATGTTCTCGTATACGAATTAATTCGTTACATCGGAAAACAAAATTGGTTATTATAGACCATTTATCCTACATATCAGCAGACGAAAGGGCATCGGCAAAAAGTTATAGAAATCAAGAGATAGAAGTGATATGCAAAAGATTGAGAGAGATTGGAAAGCAAATGAATATACCGATTATTTTGTTAAGTCAACTCAATAGAGGCGTTGAATCACGAGAAGATAAACGTCCGGTGTTAAGCGATTTAAGAGATTCGGGAGCCATAGAACAAGACAGTGATATGGTATGGATGTTATACCGTGAAGATTATTACAGACAGGATGAAGAAAATTATATTCCTGATAACATTTTAAATCTTTATATTCGGAAAAATAGAGATGGAAAACTAGGGAAAATAGATTTTTATTTTCAAAAGGATATTATGAGAATAACAGAACTAGAAGAACACGGTAAATATCTTAAGGAGTTTTGATTATGATGAAAAGTTATTTGGAAATCATTGATAATAGTTTAAAATTTATATTTGAAAATAAAAAAAGAAGTGAAAAAGGATTACCGATAATTGAATTAAATCATTGTCCAGGTTGCCGTGATACCGGATGGGATAGTGAATTTGATATTGAAATAGATGGACCAGAGCCTAAATCGTGCGAGTATTGCAAATATACTCACTAACAGAACACAAAGACTATTTTTAAGGAGGTGTATTGACAAATGGTAAAAATTAATATATAATTTTGTGTAGTGATTAATTAAACCGACATTTAATTAACTGCTGTTAAAAGCATCTAATTCAAGCACGAAGCCGGATAGGAAACCTTTGTCGGAAGGTCCTGCCCGGCTTTTTTATTTGGGAGAAAAAGAAATGAAATTATGTAATAAATGCAATACTGTAAAAGATAATTCTGAATTTAGAAAAAGAACTAAAAAAAATGGACATGAATATATTAATTCTCACTGTTGGGAATGTGAAAAGAAATATTCAAGAGATTATGGAAATAAATACAAAGAAAAAAGGATATCTAATTTAGTTAAATGGAGGGAGAAAAATAAAGAATGGATTAATAAATATTCAAAGAATTACGCTAAGACAGACAAAGCAAAAAATGCTTCTTTAAAATATTATTATAATCACAAAGAACAACAAAAAATAAGACATTCTGAATATTGCAAAAACAGGAAAATAAATGATATTGAATTTAAAATAGTTTGTTTGCTAAGAAGCCGGTTATGTGAAATATTAGAAAATGAAAGTTTAAAACCAGGAAAAATGAAAGAATTAATAGGATGTTCTTTGTCGGAATTAAAACATCATCTTGAAAAACAATTTCAACCCGGAATGACTTGGAAAAATCACGGTCTTTATGGATGGCATATAGATCATAAAATACCCTGTGATAGTTTTGATATGACAAATATAGAACATCAAAAGCAATGTTTTAATTATAAAAATCTTCAACCATTATGGGCAACGGAAAATTTAAAAAAGGGGGTTAGAATATGAATTATAATGAATTTTTATTTAATAAAAGTCAAAGCGATAAAAATTATGGGTTTGAACCAACTTTTATTCCAGATTATTTATTTGATTTTCAAAAATATTTATTAGATTGGTCTATAAAAAAGGGAGAATCGGCTTTATTTGAAGACTGTGGGCTGGGAAAAAGTGTTCAAGAATTAGTTTGGGGACAAAATGTTGTAGAGAAAACAAATGGAAATGTTTTATTGTTGACTCCGTTGGCTGTTGGTTTTCAGATGGAAAAAGAAGCGGAAAAATTTGGAATAGAGGCCAAACAATCAAGAGACGGAAAAATTAAAAGTAAAATAACCATAACAAACTATGAACAATTACACAATTTTGATTTTAAAGATTTTCAAGGTGTTATTTGTGATGAAAGTGGAATATTGAAAAATTATAAGGCTCATTATAAAAAAGAGATAACAATATTTATGAGAAAAATGAAATATAGGCTTTTAGCTACCGCAACAGCCGCACCTAACGACTGGATTGAGCTGGGGACATCATCCGAAGCACTTGGATATTTGGGTTATATGGATATGCTATCAAGATTTTTTAAAAATGATCAAAATAATTGTGCAACAAACAGGCGAGGACGTTTCACAGAAGAAACAAAATGGAGACTGAAGGGGCACGCACAGGAATCATTTTGGAAATGGGTCACATCGTGGGCCAGAGCGGTTAGAATGCCGTCAGATATAGGGTTTAATAATGATGGATTTATTTTACCTAAAAAAACAGAGATAGATCACTTGGTTGAATCGGATGGAAGATATATTGAGGGAGTTTTACCTGGATTTCAAACACCGGCTCACGGATTAAAAGAAGAAAGAGATGAAACTAGAGCAACTATTAAAGAAAGATGTGAAAAAGCAGCAGAAATTGTTTTAAATAAAAATGATTTTTCTGTTTTATGGTGCAATCTTAACGATGAGGGTGATTTATTGGAAAAATTAATACCAGATTCAATTCAAGTAAGCGGTAGGGATTCAGATGAAAGAAAGGAAGAAAAGTTAATAGGATTTTCAAAAGGCGATTACAAACATTTAATAACAAAAGGAAAAATAGCTCAATATGGTATGAACTGGCAACACTGCAATCATATGACAATGTTTCCGACTCATTCTTACGAAAGTTATTATCAGGAGATTAGAAGATGCTGGAGATTTGGACAAAAAAGACCAGTTGATATTGATTTAATTTATACTCAAGGTGCAGAACAAGTTTTGAAAAACTTAAAACGAAAAGAAAAACAAGCCTCTGAAATGTTTGATAGATTAGTTCATTTTATGAACGATTCTTTGCACATAGGAAGAACATTAGAAAAAGAAGAAAATATTATATTTCCAAATTGGATAGGAGGATAAAATGGAACCGGTTTTAACAGATAGGTATGCTCTTTATAATGGCGATTGTATATCGGTAATGGGAAAAATGCCAAATGAATCTATACATTTATCGGTATATTCCCCGCCTTTTGCTTCTGGGTCGGGTGGGTTATATGTTTATTCAAGTTCTGATAGAGACCTTTCTAATAACGATGGATATGAAGATTTTTTTAATCACTACGAATTTGTAGTGAAAGAGATTCACAGACTGACCAAGCCAGGAAGATGTACGGCGGTTCACTGTATGGACACACCTTCCGGCAATTCTGGTAAAGATCATCTTAAAGATTTTCCCGGTGATATAATCAGATTGCACGAAAAACTAGGTTTTAACTATATCGGTCGGCATTGTATCTGGAAAGAGCCTTTGACAGTTAGGAATCGAACTATGCAGAAAAACCTAGCACACGCAACCATAGTAAAAGATTCTATTAATTGCGGGGTTGCTTCTGCTGATTACCTTTTGATGTTCCGTAAAAATGGAGAAAATGAAAACCCTGTCAGTCACCCGACCGGATTAGAAACATACGCCGGTGAACGTGTGATGCCCGGAGAATTACTTTCATATAAAAACTGGAAAGGAAATCAGATTGAAAACCGGTACTCTCACTGGATATGGAGGCAATACGCCTCATCATTTTGGGATGATATAAGGTTAGATCGGGTTATGCCATTCAAAGAAGGACGGGATGAAGACGATGAAAAACACGTTCACCCGCTTCAGCTTGATGTAATCGAGAGGGTTGTTGTTTTAAGAACTAATCCCGGCGAGGTTGTTTTAACCCCTTTTATGGGAGTTGGTTCAGAAGTATTCGGGTCGGTAATTAACAAACGCAAAGGCATAGGAATTGAGCTAAAAGAAAGCTATTTTAAACAGGCTATTAAAAACCTTGAAACTGCAAAGGATTATGACCCGGACAACGCGACACTATTTGATAAAACAGAGGAAATAACAGAAGAAAATGAATAAAATAACTCTTGACAATGCCGTTATAATAATCTATACTGTTAGTACGATTAAATCAAAGGAGTAAATTCTTGAGTACAGAAAAGAAAACCCTAAAGAACATCGTTAAAAAATCTGCTGATAAGCGCAAATACAGCCGACTAAAAAGCGAACAGGTCTACCTTACCGATGAAGAGGAAGCAATGCTCATAGAAATTTATGCCGATAAAATGACAGCTTTCATCGAAAAACTGAAAGGTATGACAAAAAAGCAGCGCATCGAGTATCGCAAAGAATACCGTAAAGACAAACCCTCAAAAAGTGCTATCATAGCAGAGGCAATACGGGAAAAGCACGAAAGTTATTTCGAGGCAGAACCAAAGTATTAATCAATCGGAGGGCAGAATGAACATAGAATTATTAAAAGAAAAAATACCGTGTAAATGGCGAGTACAAAGCGCAAAAAACGGAACTGCTATTTGTGTGGCTTATATCGATGCTCGTCAAGTTATGGATTTACTTGATTCTGTTGTTGGCCCTGGCGGGTGGCAAAGTAAGTTTGAAAAAACAGAAAACAGTCTTTTTGCTGGAATAGGGATAAAAATTGAAAATGAATGGGTCTGGAAATTTGATACCGGAAGCGAGTCCAATATTGAGCCGGAAAAAGGGGAAGCGTCCGATGCTCTAAAACGGGCGGCGGTTCAGTGGGGTATAGGAAGATTTCTATATTCATTACCGGCAATGAAGCTTAAAGCGGTTGCAAAAAATGGTAAAGAATATCCTTCAGACACCGCCGGTAATATAATATGGGGCGGGGATGCTTTATCTGATTACTGCAATGGGATTGTAGAAACTAAGAAAGTGCCAAATGAAAAACTTCAGAATATTGCCAGAAAAAACAGTACACCGGAAAATCCAGATAATATAAGAACCCGTTATCATACCGATATAAAAACCAGATATACCGGAAACAAACCTTTATTCGATGCCTACACGCTGGAACTCAGCAAGCTCGGCGGTGACTTCGGTAAAATCTCAATGGAAGATGCCGAAATATTGCACGCTAAATTTGGGGTGACAAAATGATGACGAATAAATACGGTTTACCCCGCGCTATCGTTGAGATAATTTCTAGGGACGAGTACGATTATAAAGATGACTTTATGAATATATCGGTTTCATCATTGATTGACTCGCCAAAAATACGCCGGTTAAAACAGCTTCACGCCGGAGAAATAACCGAAGATGTATCTGATAAAATCTGGTTGTTTTTCGGAATTATGGGACATAAAGTAATGCAAGACGTTTCCCTCAATGATCGGATAATGGAGGTCCGTTTCTCTGAGAAAATTGGAGACTGGACACTAACTGGAAAACCCGATCTATTTGACACCGAAACAAAAATATTGCACGACTATAAGGTAACATCGGTTTGGTCGTATATATTCGCAAGTGAAA